ATGAATAGACTATTAGTAACATCACTTGTTTTTGTATGTAGTTACAGCCTTGCTCATGAACCTTATGTTGCGCCATTAGCGTATAAAACTGAGCAGACACAAGTACCGGTAGTAGCTGGTTATGCTGAAGAAGCACTAAATAGTGAATACGCTTTAAAAGATGCCAAGCTTACCGTCATTACCCCTAAACAAGAGCCTAAAGTTATTAATGCTGAAGCTCTACATAAATCTGTAACTGTTTTCGATGTTGCTTTACCGGAAGACGGTACATATATTCTGCAAACTCAGGCGAGTTACCCTTTAAAATATGTATATGATCAAAAGGAGTGGCATTTATTTTTTGATTTACCAGCAGATAAAGCTCCGCCAAAAAAAGAGCGTGACTATCTAATTCCTGCTGATCTTAAATGATACCTAATAATATAAATATATAAGAGTGATGAGATAATTGTGGGATTTTGTGGGATAAGATGGGACTGAGTGGGATGAAGTTTGAAAAGATTTTTCATACTGTGAAATAGAAAAAGCGGGCTTTGAGTCCGCTTTTTTATTCGAATAAATCCAGATTCTGGTCTAGATGAAACTTAAGCTTTTCCTCGCCGTTTACGATACTGCGGATTGTTCTAATAGTCACGCCAAATTTACGGGCTATCTTCGAGCGACTTTCTTTTTTAGCAGCAAGCTCACGGATCGTTCTATTACGCATTGCAATAGTGATCGTTGTAGCCATAGGTACTTCTATTGAAGTGTTACCCAAGTGCTCTGAGAGCAGCTGTAACTTAGAATAACCAATGATCTGTGAAAGTTCATGATGAATGCCTAAAGCGTGTTTATGGGGCACGAAAACTAGAATGCCGCCATAGCTTTCAATAAGACTTAAAGCTGGTTTTACGCCAATGAGCTTCGCCACAAATGCAAAGTTTTTAGGCATAAGTGCAATGAGTTCTTCATCAGAAAATAGTTGTTGTGCATCAGTGATGTGAGGACGATAAACCATAATTGCTCCCGCTGTTATCCCATGTTAAGATTTAGCAGTCCTAGATATATTTTTCCTCTTACTTGTATGGGTTGGCGGAATTAAAAACCTCAGTGTTGGCGCACTGGGGTTTTTGCTTTTTTATTCTTCTGTTCTTTCAATGCCACAACGTTTGCACCATTGGCGTAAGTGATTAATGATCATGTCTGCGTGATGACTGCTCAAAAACTGCAATGCGCTCACACCAACTTTGTTCTCTACAAATTTTGCTAAAGCTTTTTCATCTTTATTTCTAACTTGACCAGCTGCATGTAGCTGCAACCATAAATGACGAATTAATTTGCTTTGTGGGTCACTCGCTAAGTTTTTAACTTCAGATTTTGGTTTTGAGTCGACGACAAAGCCGAGCTGCTTCATACGATCTAGCACAGCTTCAAGCTGTGCTAGATTCAAATCTTTTGAACTGGTTTTACCAGTAGTGCTAATAAGAATGTCTCGATAAAGCTCATCATCTAAACCAAGTTTTGTTTTGCCCACATGGATTAGCTTGATCAGATTGGCTTTTTTATTGAATTTCATCTCTTGCACCTTTCTCTGCTTCAATTATTGCTTCAGGTGTAGATTTATTCTGTGAGTGATCAACTATTTGACTGCACAAGTAAGTTTTTTTACCAACATAAAAACCACCAAGACGCTCACATTCTTCAGCAATTTCGTTTTCTGTATATGACTTACAAATAAGCCACCCAATAATTAACCCAAAAATGAAGTAACCCATTTCACACCACACCTTGAAATGCTTGAAACAATCCAATAATTGCTAGAAAAGCCAATGTGATTGATGCACCTGCTTTAAATTTATATGACCGTTTTTCAAAAACAGTTAGACCAGTATTATTTTTGGTGGTCCAAGCTAATTTTGCTTCTTTAAAACATGAAGTAAGCCCCATTAAAAAGACTGCAAAGTAAGCTAAAACCGTTGCCCAATTCATGATTACACTCATGGAACTTCTCCCAAGCTTTCCACAACTTCAGGTGGTAACTTCTCTAAATCTTCAACTTTGATCATTGATGCTCACCATATTTTTTGCTCCACATTCACATTGATACAGACCTTGAAGGCTAATACGTACACTCCGACCATTAATTGATTGACGCTGTACGTTTTTAATGTGATTCCATTTATGCCGATTGCCTAAAGTGCATTTTTTCATTAAGAAATTTCTCCTTATCGCTGCTCATCAGTACTGGATCACGACATCCAGCAGACACAGGCACGAATGCCTGTGTTTCGCTTATGCTTCTAAATCATCAAGATCAATAGGGTTTACTGAGCGGTCTAAGCTTAAAGGGAATTTGCCAATTAAGCTGATTGCAGTTGAGATGCCAGCTTTAAAAGCACGGCTCTGCTCATCATTTAATTCTTTTTCGCCACCTTCACCTGCCAATACAACGTTGCCTTCAGAATCTGCAATGTCATTTAAAGTTTCCATACGTTGTTCAAACCAAAAAATTGTGTCTTCAACAAGTTTGGCAACATCTAAATCTGCACATGCTGTTTTGTCTTGCGTGTTACTCATATCTGCTATTCCTTATTCTTTAACTATGTAATGGTCTTAGGCTTGAAGTGTGTTCAGAGCTATATCAATCGCACGTTGTTGAACTGTATGCCGTGAAATTCTCTGACCAGCCTCATTCAAAACGTGATACTCGAACCATCCGCAAATGTTGTATTTACGGACAACCCTTAAACCGTTCTTTTCAAGCATGTCTAAGCCCTTAATTTTTGTTGCCATTACTAACAGCCTCTTTAAGTGCTTTTCCTGCTTTGAAGGAAGGTACTTTTGCGGCAGCAATTTGTAACTCTTCGCCAGTTTTAGGATTGCGGCCTGTACGCGCAGCGCGTTCTTTTACGGAAAAAGTTCCGAAGCCAATCCAAGAAACACTTCCGCCTTCAGCTAAAGCAGCAGCGATTGCATCTTCCACTGCTTGTAGTGCAGCTGCTGCCTGCGATTTAGTTAAATTAGCGTCCATTGCGATGTTTGCGATTAAGTCAGATTTATTCATGGGTAGTATTTCCTTCAGTAGTTGCTTGAGTTTGGTTAAGTGCTGCACATGCGATATCTGCATGTTCGTGGCGGTAGAAATGGCCGACTAAAACGTCGTCCTCACGGACGATTGCAAACAATGCTTGCGGATCATCATTTAGCTGTGGTTCAAGTGATTTAACTGTGTACATGTTGATAGCCTCAGACAGTGGGTTTAGTGAGCAGCTGTAGCTGCTGGATCAACGGTTTCAATTTCATAACCAAAGTTGTTGCGCTGTTTAAGAGTTGCACCAATTTCAGCGATTAGTTCAGGCGTGAGTTGTTTGATTGACTCCTTATCAGGTTCGGTTTTAGTACGGATGCAGTGTTCAAGCTTTAATTGCTTGAGCATCTGGCAAGTAAAAACAGGATCAGGAATAGTCACACTGGTTGATAAGCGGTAGCCAACCGAACCGTGTGTCAGCTTTTTACTTTTGATTTGCAAAAACTCATTTTTGCGGTGATCACAAAATTCTTTAAGTTGAAGTTCATACGCCTTAACTCGTTCCAATAGCGGTTTAAGACGTTGTTTGGTTGCTTCCTTGAGCTTGTCGACCTGTTCATTACAAGCAGCTTCTTCAAGTGCGATGTCACGGTTGATATCAGCCATTTGTGCCAATGTTTGATCAACTGCTTCCCAACTTTGAAGTTGTGGTTCTTTGAGTGATTTACGTGCCATTAGTTTGTTTGCTCCTGTGTTTCAGCTGCTTTTAAGCGTTGGTAGCACTGTTCTAAAGTTTCATCTGGTTGCTTGTGTTTAACGACATGCGCCATAAGTTGTTCTTTTGGAATATTCTTCAGCCCACGTTCTGGCTGCTTCTCATTCATTTGGACAAAGCCCATCATTTCTTTAAAGTTGGTGTTTGGACGTTCATGTTTTTGACGTTCATGTTCCGCTTGCTCAGCTGCACGTTCAGCTTCAGTTTTAGCTAGTGGTGCAGCAGCTCGACGCTCTGTTGGTACTGGCGCATTTTCTGGTTTAAATGAGCTGATCACTTCATATAAATAGCCGTGGTTTTTCAGAGGCAACTGCAACTTGCCTTGGTCACGACGCTCAATCATTGTGTTGATTGCCCAGATCCATGCTGCTTTAGGAGCTGGGTAACTGTAGTGGCCACGTTTGATTTGCTGTGCATTAATATCCGCAGCAATTTCGCCAAGTAACTTAGCTGTACGTTCAAATGTCAGGTCACGGTTCGGGGAGCGGAACATTCCTAAGTACTTCACTAGTGGCTGCGCCAAATCACCAACCAAAGTGAGTGATGCAACAAAAGCTTTGCTGGCATCACCATGCCCTAAAAGGGCATCCAAACTCGTGGTCGCTCCACATGCTGGACATCTAGTTTTCATACAGATGCCTCTTGCGCTGCTTCGAGCATTTTTTCCCAACACTTTATTACTTCAGTAATGATGTGTTCTTTTCCAATACCTGTTGCGATAACAGCAAGGCCGCTAACGATCATTTCTTGTGTTGGTTTTTTTGGAACAAGCACATAATCACCGCTGACTAATTTGTCGATATCCTTCGCAAATTGAGCACGCTTCTGTTTGATGTTCATAGACCACCTCGGAAATGTTTGGATTTGCTTTCAACTGCTGTTTGACAGTCAATGCAAAGCTTTACATTGCCCAGAGCGCGACGACGCTCTGGAATTTCGGCACCACAGTCTTCACATTCATAGTTACTGACTTGGTCAAAGTGTTTAATGTTGGCAAGTGCATGGTCTAAATCTTGTTCAGACAAAGTGCTTGCTACATCTGCAAAATCAGCCATTGCAACCTCCAAATTTGCTTAATGCATCAAAACCAGAACAAGCAACGATCATGATCGTGATGCAAATCCAGACAGCGAGGTATGTCTTATCCATTGCAACCTCCTAGCACAGCCATCACTACAGCGACTGCAAAAAACCAAACTGCAAAGTTCACAATCAGTAAATTTCTTAAATTAAATTTCATGGCTTAAACCCCCATCACGATGTCGCGTGTGATAACGTCCTCGCCGATTTCTGCTGCGAGGTTCATAGAACTGGTAATTAAGTTGCCAATGGCAAGTGGATATAAAAGTGAGCGTGTGGTTTTGCCAGCGCTGTTGATTTGAGTTAGACGGTCAACAACTGCTTGAATGCCTTCTTCAGTGATGATCGACTCCAGTTTTTTATCGACGCTTTTAACTCGGTGTTGTAAGTACTCAACTAATGAAGTATTTGTTAAAGGTTCCAGTGTCACACTCTCACAACGCTGTACAACTTCACGTACCGCTGGGTTGCGCTCACTTAATTTGTTTGCAAGTTCTGGCTGACCGATTAAGACGATCCCAATTAGTTTTTTGTAGCCGTCCTCTAATTCAAAGAAACGCTTTAACTGTTTAAGAGTAGCGATTGGCAAGCTGTGAGCTTCTTCAATCACTAATAAATGGCTATAACCAGCTTCACTTGAATTTTTTAAAATCATATGTACTTGGCGGAAACGAGCCTCGGCAGACATGCGTGGTTTCTCTTGACCAGCACTGACTTTGCCCGTAAAGTCAATGCCTGTTCATTCTGGCCGTTGGTAGAACAGACCAATACTAGAAAGCGTATTCCTTTCTTGTTCGAAATGTTCAAAGTTCCATATAAACAACAAGAAGAATTTCTAAAACTTATTGTTGCGATACTGCCTAACTTTAGCAAAGGTGCACATGATGCTGGAGGTAATGGTGGTTATTTAGCTGAAGCCATGCAGGTTATATATGGTGAGCGAATTGAAGCTATCATGTTGACTGAAGCATGGTACCGTGAAAATACACCACACTTTAAAGCCTCACTGGAAGATGGTGATATTGAGAACATGCCAGCGGATCAGGATGTAATTGAAGATCACCGGGCTTTTGTGATGGTTAATGGTGTAGCACGTATTCCAGCACAGGGTAAATCTAATTCAAATAATAAAGATCGTCACGGTGACAGTGCTATAGCCCATTTGCTGGCTGATTATGCCAGCAACCATCCTTCAGCACCGATTGAGTTCATTCCACTACCTTCTAGAGAAGAAATTGAAACGAACCCAGATGATTATGATGGTTGGTTTGGTGATGTTGGATGCTATTGATCTTCAGTTTTATCCCAGAAAATATGTGGAAAGCTTTCTGGGATTTCTGGAATATCAATTGTAGTTAATCTATTTGCATTAGGTATCCCTACACCATAAACAAACTGAATTTGTTCTTGGTTGTGAACCTGATCTGGATGCCAAAGAATAAATGCTTCCGCAGGTCGTTGTAAGTAAAAAAGCCTTAACTCATTAGAGTTATACGTGAACTCATCATCGTTAAAGTATTCATTCAATTCATCATTAACTAGATCATATACATAACTAAGTTCTTCCGTATATGCCTCTGAAGCGTGGGGTTTTAAATAAGCAAGAACCCGTGGTTCACCATTAACTCTGAAATGAAAGATTGGAATTTCCCACCCCATATTATTTCTCCTAATTAGCTGGAAATGCTTCCGCCTGAATAAAAAGTATTAAAAATATAATAATTTAAAACGAGGTGACGAAACTTGCTGGAACAAGAATCGCCCCCTTTGGTAAAAGTGCTACCGCAGGCTTAGCCTCGTTACTGTGCACACAGTTATTGCAGGCTATCAAAAATGAAAAAGTTTTGCAGTAGGTGAAATAATGAAAACCAAGCCAATTGTTCCTTGGATGGGTGGTAAGCGTCGTCTGGTGTCGCAACTGATTGAAAAAATGCCAGAACACCAATGTTATGTAGAGTTATTTGCAGGTGGCGCAGCTTTATTTTTTATGCGTGAAGAGCAATCTAAAGTTGAAGTGATTAACGATTTAAATGGTGAACTAGTGAACTTATATCGAGTTGTGCAGCATCACCTTGAAGAGTTCGTGCGCCAATTTAAATGGGCGCTGGTCAGCCGTCAGATGTTTGAATGGCTTAAATCTGCCAGTGTTGACTTGATGACTGATATTCAACGTGCAGCACGGTTCTATTACTTACAACATACTGCCTTTGGTGCGAAAGTTTCAGGTCAAACGTTTGGTACAAGAACTGCAGGTAGACCAGTGAATTTACTCCGCATAGAGGAACAACTGAGTGAAGCGCATTTGCGTCTCTCCGGAGTGACAGTTGAGCATTTAACTTGGGATGCATGTCTACTGAAGTATGACCGTCCACATAGCTTTATGTATGCCGATCCACCGTATTGGAAATTGGCTGGCTACGGTGTTGGTTTCGGTTTGGATCAATATGAAAAAATGGCTGAGCTTATGAAGACCTGTAAAAGCAAAGTTATGCTTTCAATAAATGATCATGAAGACATGCGTGCCACATTTGATGGGCTAAATATTGCAACCACCAAAATTAAATATTCTGTGGGTAATTCTGGCTCAGGACGTGATGAAAAACAGGAACTCATCATCACCAATTACTGAAGCGTAGTGTTTATAGATTTATAAATCTTTATAAACGCGTTTTTCTGCATTTATTTTGCATTTTGCTGCAATGATCCGTAAAAATAAAAAAGGCGCTTAAATCGCAAATGAGCGCGTGAAATTGGGCGGAAGCATTTCCGCCTGATTTTAAGCCCGCTAAAATTTCACAATGGTGCAGAATCCTCAAATTGTATTTGCATCTATCATGGCTAAAAAAGACCGCACTTCTAAAAAACAAGATCGTACTGCATTAGAAACCCAGCAAACCGCAGAAGTATCTTGGCTGTCAAATCAGTGGCAAGAGCATCCAGTTGTTGGGATGACACCATATCGATTACATCAATTACTGACAGAGGCTGAGCAAGGCAATTTGCAGGCTCAGGCTGATCTGTTTTGTGATATGGAAGAGCGCGACGGTCATATCTTTGCCGAGATGGATAAACGCAAAAAAGGTGTAAACAAACTTGCATGGGGGGTAAATCCACCGAAACGTGCCAGTACACAAGAAAAGAAAATTGCTGAAGAAGTCCAAGAGTGGATTGATGATATTAAAAACTTTGAGATGTTCTTGTTCAATGCGATGGATGCTGTTGGACATGATTATTCATGCCAAGAGATTCAATGGAAACGATTAGGTAATTTGTGGCTTCCAGATAGCTTTGAACATGTAGTCCCTCGAAACTTCATGACCCCCCATAACCAATTGAACTGTTTGCGTTTAAATGATGGTTCCCCAGATGGTGCCGAGTTCTGGGACTTTGGCTGGTTTAATCACTTACACCAAGCTAAAACAGGTTACATCAGTCGTTCAGGCTTATACCGGGTATTAGCATTTCCATTTGTTTTTAAAAATTATGCTGTTCGCGATGTGATGGAATTTTTAGAAATTTATGGCATGCCGATCCGTATAGGTAAATATCCTTCTGGTGCAACTAAAGAAGAGAAAATGACCCTTCAGCGTGCGGTTATGCTAATTGGACGCAATGCTGGTGGGACTATTCCCAATGGGATGAGCATTGATTTTGAATCAGCTGCTGATGGTGATACTGCCAACCATATGAATATGATCAAGTATTTTGAGCAGATTCAGTCAAAAGTCATTGTGGGCGGTACTTTGATTTCACAAGCGGATGGCAAATCATCTACAAATGCCCAGTCAAAAACGCATGAAATTCAATTTGAAACATTGATAAAGTCTGATGCTAAACAATTAGCACGGTCAATTACTGACAATCTCATTGATTATTTGATGCGATTGAATTACCCCAATATTGCTAAAGATCGTTTTCCGGAGTTTTACTTTGATACCAGCGATGTTGAAGACATGGAGGTATTTAGTAATTCACTTGAGAAGCTTGTTGGTGTCGGTATGAAGATACCTTTGTCATGGGCGCATGAGAAATTAGGTATTCCACAGCCTGCTAATGATAAAGAGCCTGTACTAGGGATTGTGCAGCAGCCAAGTCAATTACCAAATCTTGCATTAAATACATACCAGCCAAATTTATTAAATAACTTGATTGCTGCTAACTCTGCCCAATTGCCTGTTGAAGAACAGGCATTACAATTATTACTGAAAGAACAATCTGAAACTGCTCAAACTACGGCTGAGGACTGGACAAAGCAATTATTGGCTAAGATTAATGCTGGCAATGAGGAAGAAGTTTTAGCACTTCTTCAAGATGTTTACCCAGCTGATGATGAACCAGCTCTACAAGAAAAATTAACACGTTTGATTTTTGCTGCCGAAGTTATGGGTCACTTAAGTGTTCAAGCGGAGCAAAGCTAATGCCGAAAGCTCAACGTCCGGAGTTGAAAGCTTTATTTGAACTACCGCCAAGTGATGCTATTTCCTATCTTGAAAAAAAGGGTTTTAAGATTGGTTGGGATTGGCATGAAACCTTGGATAATGCCCACAGTCGTGCCTTCACAGTTGCTAAAGTTGCACGCATGGATCTATTGCAAGATATTCGTCAATCATTGATTAGTGCGATGCAGCAAGGCCAAACACTGGAGCAATGGAAAGCTAGTATTACGCCTGTCCTTCAGGATAAGGGATGGTGGGGAAAGAAAACAGTAATTAACCCAGAAGGTCGAGAACAAGAAGTTCAACTGGGCAGCCCACGTCGGTTGCGTACGATCTATGATACAAATATGCAGTCCGCTTTTGCAGCTGGACGGTACAAAGCAATGCTTGCAAGTGCTGAAGCACGGCCATACTGGGAATGGCGTCATATTACGATTAGCAATCCTCGTAAGCAGCATGTGGCCCTAAATGGTCGATTATTCCGTTTTGATGACCCGTTTTGGAATGTTGCTTATCCCCCAAGTGAGTGGGGTTGTAAATGCCGGGTGATTGCACGTTCTGCCCGTGAGGTTGAAGGTAAAGAAATATTATCAGGTGAAGGAAATGAATCTCACATATATGAACGTGTGGGCGTGGATCGCAATACTGGAGCCGATGTTATTGTTAAGCGCACTCAGTTTGATATTCCAACTAAAGATGGGAAATTAACCTTTGCACCCGCTGCTGGTTTTAATGGCTCACCAGCTTCTAGCTTTTTGTTGAATGATGTAATGATTAATCGAGCGACTAACCTGATGGGAGAAGCTCGTGGACTAATTCAATCACAGAAGTTAATGACTAATCATAATCTTACAAAGGTTAATGAAAGTTTTGTGAATCATGCCCTGAAGCTTTCAAAATCTCAAAAACAGTTTAGTCCAATTGGTGTGCTTCAGTATGATTCAGTAAAATTCTTAACAGCGGTAGGTCAATCATTTGAATCTAAAATGATATGGTTGAGCGATGAAGTACTTGTTAATAAAAAATACACTGATGTATCTGTAACTGAACTGATTGCTTTGCCAGATTTAATTGCCAATGTGGAGCAAAAGCTTTGGGATAAACAAACTCAGGCTTTGTTTTATGTATTGCCACATAACGTTGTTATTGAGTTCAAAGTGGTATCTGGACATTTGCAAGTATCTCGTATCTTCAAAAATATGCCTTCAAATGATTTTGAGGTGATTGAATGAGCTTTATTCAAATCAAAAATGATGCTCTGGTTTCTCGTTTAGGCCAAGCAGCTGATCGTATGGGTGACACCACACCATTATCGGCAGCGATTGCAAATACATTTGCAGCTATAACTGAAGATAACTTTGATGCAGGTGGACGTCCTAAATGGGCTGGTCTGGCTCCGGATAGATCACAACCTTCTTACCTATACCAATCAGGGAATTTGCGACGTAGTATCACGACTCAATATACCCGTGACCAAGCAATCATTGGCACCAATGTTCCTTACGCCCCCATTCTGCATAACGGGGGGCAAACTCGTCCGCATGTGATACGTCCCAGAAATAAACAGGCATTGTCATTCAATGGCAAGGTGTTTAAACAGGTCAATCACCCGGGAAGCAAGTTCCCGGCACGACCATTCTTGCCGATGGATGAGCACGGATTCTTACAAAAAGAGGCAGAAGATGCAGTGTTAGATGACGTAGATTTTTATTGGCATAGAAGCTTTGAATAAGAATAAATAAACTGGGCGGAAGTGTTTCCGCCTGATCTTTTTTATCCCCTCAATTTAATCTCATAACATCTTTTTAAAAGTAGATGTTATGCCTAAATCAATTCTTGTCGCTTCATGCTCAATTGACTTGAATGCCACATCGACTCATCTGGTACTTGTTCCTGAAGGAACATTCAATGGAGTTGATGGACGACCTTTTGATGCACCGCATTGGGTACTTACACCTGAACGTGGTGAGCAGATTGTTGCTGCATTAAATCAACGTAAGGTGGACATGGTTATTGATTATGAACATGCCACATTAAAAGCACAGGAAACTGGTGAACCAGCTCCCGCTTCAGGATGGTTAAAAGCAGCATCTTTTTCATACATCAAGGGAGTTGGCATATGTAGTACTAATTTTAAATGGCTCGATAAGGCCAAAGGCCATATTGAGAAGGAAGAATATAAGTATTTATCACCCGTTCTTTTTTATACCAAAACAGGTGAAGTCGTTGGACTTCATAGCGTTGCATTAACCAACACCCCTAATCTGGATAATCTGCCCGAGGCTCGTCTTGCTGCCTTGGCACAGGATTACTTTACCCAAAATTCCACACAGGATTCTGAAATGGAAGAGTTATTAGAACAACTGCGCTGGATGTTAAATCTGCCATTGTCTGCAACAGCAGAAGAAATTTTGGCAGAACTTAACAAGCTTTCAGCGCAAATCAAAGAAAAAACCGGTGTTGCTGTAGCTGCAAATGGTCAGCACCTTTTTGATGCCTTAGCTGCAATTGATCAGCTTAAGCTGGCTGCAAACAGTCAAGATCAAGTCGATATGACTCAATTCGTTCCAATGGCTGTTTATCAAGAAGCGGTTGCAAACGCAGGTAATGCTGAAGCTGCTCAAAAGGCAAAAGAAATTGATGACTTGATTATGGCTGCATGTAGCGATGGTCGTTTAACTGGTCAAGTAACCATTGCATGGATGAAGGAACAGGCAAAAACCAATCCTGATTTTGTCAAAGCTCATATTGAAAGCCTGCCAAAAATCGCAGCTTTAACTCAACGTCAAACTGAGCAAGTGAATTTAGCAGCAAACCATCAGCAACAACCTGTTGTAGATGAAATTGCCACTAGCATTGCGACCCAATTAGGGCTTGACCCAGCAGATTTAGGAGCTAATCCATGACATATATGCAAAATGGAATCGTCACTGAAATGCGTGACGGTGAGTTAATCCCTGTCCCATTAAAAGCTGGTGCAGTGGTTCTGGTCGGGACATTCGCATTGGTTGATGACACGGGATTTGCTGTTGCTTCAACAGCTGCAATTGCAGCAACTCAAAAGGTTATGGGCGTTTGGGACAGCTCGGCAGATAACACTGATGGCGAATCTGGCGACGTTCTAGCCTGTGTACGTCGAAAAAAACAATTCTTGTTCCGCAATTCAACAACTGATGCCGTTACGCAGGCTGAACTTGGTGAAGACGTTTTTGTGGAAGATAACCAAACCGTCGCTAAAACAACAGGTGCTGGTCTTCCGATTGCTGGCAAATTTATGGGTTTTGATACGCAATTTACTGACTGCGTTTGGGTGGAGATTTAATTAATGGTTATTACTGAACAAAATGGTGCTCGTATTCTGAATGCTTTGAGTACAAGCCTTAAACTCGTATTCAAAAATGCATTTGATGCGGCTCCTAGTAACTATGCAAAAGTAGCAATGGAGGTGCCAAGTACTGGTGCATCTAACACTTATGCGTGGACGGATCGCTTTCCTGCTTTACGTAAGTGGATTGGTGATAAAGCAGTTAAAAAATTAACAGGTCATGCCTATATTCTGGTCAATGAAGATTATGAAGCTACTGTTGAAGTAGATCGTAATGATATTGAAGACGATAACTTGGGTATGTACACCATCGAAACTCAAGCTGCTGGTCAATCAGCTAAAGAATGGCCTGATGATCTTGTCTTCACTGTTTTGACAAAAGGCTTTGAAGAAAAGTGTTATGACGATAAGCCTTTTTATTCAACTGATCATAAAGTCGGTGAAGGTAAAAATGCCAAAGTCTTTTCTAACAAACTTACCAAAGCATTAAGTGTATCAACACTGGCAGCTGCACAAGCAAGTCTGGGTGCTGCAATGACCATGATGCAAGAGCTAAAAGATTCAGAAGGTAAGCCACTCAACTTAAAAGCAAACCTTTTAGTTGTGCCTCCAGCATTACGAGAAGTTGCTAATGCCTTGATGACTACAGATCGCCTAGAAGATGGGAAGGTAAACCCATATAAAGGTGAATTTGAAGTTTTGGTATGTCCTTGGTTAGAAACAAAAACTGAATGGCACCTTTTAGATGCATCACGTCCAGTCAAACCAATTGTCTATCAACCCCGTAAAAAACCGAACTTTGTTGCTCAATTTGACATGAATAGTGACAGCGTCTTCATGCGTAAAAAATATCGTTACGGTGTGGAAGCTCGTGGTGTTGCTGGTTTTGGTTTATGGCAAATGGCTGTGGGTTCTACTGGTACTCAGGCATAAGGTGATTTGATATGTATGCAACGGCAGACGCGATGATCAAAAAGTTCGGTGAAAGAGAATTAATTCAACTCACTGATAATGAAGAATCTGAATATTTAGATGCTATTAATTACGACAAGTTAAATGCAGCACTGCAAGAAGCTAACTCGGAAATTGATGGTTATCTAATGGGTCGCTATAAGCTGCCGTTGCAAACTGTCCCTCCATTCCTTGAAAGCCTTGCTTGCCATATTGCACGCTATCATGCATGCACTGGTGCAATGACTGACGATGACCCGATCCGCACACGCTATGTCGATGCCATCAACAAATTGAAAGATATTTCTAAAGGTATTGTTGGTGTTGGTGGTACGCCAGCTGGTGAATCTGAGCCTGTTAAAACTTCCTCTAACAATGTGATGTTCCAAGTTGGACGTCATGATTTTGGAGGTAAAGGCTGGTGATTAATTTAAGCGTTGTCGAACAAGGTCTTAAACAAGTCATGGCTAATCAGGTCACTGCTAAAAAATGGACTTGGGTTCGTCAAATCAAAACGTATGGCGGGGAATTTGATGATGGCTTGACTGCTATTGTTAAAGGATTCCCAGCGATATGGGTGGTTTTTGAAGGTTCTGGCACCCCTAAAAAGATCAGTTATAACAAGACTCAATATCCAGTGACTTTTGTAGTACTCGTTGGTGCACGCTCTGTTCGTAATGAGGAAGCACGTCGTCAGGGTGCTGGAGGTGATATTGGTACATACGAAATGCTGCATCATGTTCATCAGCTATTGATTGGTAATGATCTTTCATCAGTTGGTGTCAAAGGGCTTGAGCCTTTGGAATTAGGCAAAACCAAAACCATTTTTAATACTAAAACTGCTAGTCAGTCGATTAGTGTGCTTTCTCAAGCATTTACTACGCAATACACAATTACTGCTTCTGATCGTGACCGTGAAGAAGCTGATGAATCTATCGGTGAAATCCATCGAATCAATGTCGATTATTTCTTTGAGCCGGGTGATGACGTTAAAGACGCTTCTGATCTGGTTGAACTGAAGGAAAATAAATAATGAGTATTCCTGCTGGTATTAAAACACCGGGCGTTTATACAGACGTCAATATCAATACCCTCCGCACAGGGCTTCCAGCTAATGAGCAAAAAGTTCTTTTTGTGACGCTAGATGTTTTGTCCGGGCAATTCACCCCAGTTGATGTTTATGACACAGCTGGAGCCGATGCTAAGTTTGGAGCCAATTCACAAGCTGGCCGTATGATTAAAGCTGCGGTTAAAACATATCGTCTTGTTAATGCACAGGCTGTTGCATTGGCTGTTGAAGGTGTTCAGACACAAGCGGCTTTACTTACTGAAGATGGTGAAGCACTTAAAACTGAAGATGGTTTGCTAATTGAACCAGAGGTTTAATTATGGCTAATCAGATTATTATTAACCCGGATCCTGCTTAAGCCGATGATTCCTTAATTTGAATTGTTGGCTTATTTTGATGGGTTAATTGATATGCACATAGTGAGGCGTAAATTCCACTCAGAAATCCATGAAGACTACGTGCTTTACTCGTCACTAAATTGTATTGCCCCTTCAATAAACTGAATAATGTTTCTATCTTATTGCGTTGTCTTAGGTGATATTCATCTGATGCACAGAATTGAATAGCCTGCATATTCTTTCGATGATAAGTAATTAAATCAATACCTTGATCTTTCAATCTGATTTTTAATTCTTGGCTGATGTAACCTCGATCCCCGTAAAGTTTTGCTTCTATACCAGCAACCAATTGCTCAACCATTTTTATGTCAGCAACATGTCCATTTGATAAAGCAGAACAGGCAATTTCACCAAATTGATTCATCGCAATATGTAATTTACAGCCATAAAACCAGCCCATTGAGCTTCTACCACGTGATGCAATTTGGACTAATGATTTATGACGCTGAATACGTTGATTTTTACAAACTGGCAGAGTTGTTGAATCAATCCATAAATATTGTGTAGCTTGGTCTTTCATCAGCGCCACATGTAAAGCGTGTAGGGCCAATTGGTGCATATTGATCAGATGAATCATCCTTTGATAGCAAGGCAAGTACTTAAATAAATGGCTTTTATCTTCTTTTAACCAGGTGAAAAAGGCTTTGAAATTATTGAAATGAGAGCATTTGTACCAAATGGCAATAAAGCAGATTTCTGAAATTGTGAGTTGAGCAGTTCTGATTCTTAAGGAACCACAGTTTTGTTTGAGAAACTCCCAATAAGTTGATTCAAATTTAAGAAAAAAATCATCAATTACGCAGAATAATTCGGTACTATTGAACATCAGGACTAGAGTTGTGAGTTTGGTGTGGTAACTCAACTGATGGCTCTAGTCCTCTTATTTTTCAAGTCAATTTCTTATCCGCGATTCGGGTTATTATTAATGTACCGGGCAAACCCATTAGTGAGCTTGAATCTACTTCAAATGTTTCACTAAAGGATGTTTTGCCAATCGTTCAAGATGGCGAAACTAAGAAAGCACCATTAGAGCAAGTGGCTGATCTTGTTAAGGCTGGATTGGGGTCTGCAGCATTTAAAAATGTAGCTGATTTTGCAACACCTACATCCGTAAGTGAAGTAAATCAGGCGAGTCAAATGCGTGATGATGCTCAAAATGAGCGTCTTGAACGAATGGAATACGCCATATATCTATTTCAGAACAATGGAGTATTTAAAGCATATCGCACTAAGGCATTAATGCTTTCTGACGAGTCTAATATACCTATTAACTCAATAGTTAGTGTCGTAAACGATCCAGATAATAATGCTGAGATTAACGACATTAACGGAGAGTATCACTATGACGGTAATGATTTTTATAAGCTTGAAGATAATGTACTTGAACTAATCAAGTCTAAAATGGCTCAAGCTGAATCAAATTCAAAGTCTTATACTGATACTGAAATCGAAAAAATTGAAGAAACTATCAAAATTTCAGTAGGAAATTCAATAGGTAAATTCGTTCTTGCATCTAACTCTGAAAACATCTTTGAGTTCAAAGATAGCTTTGGAAATGTTGTACTTGCTTTAAATAAAAAGGGGCAACTTGTTTCTTATGATGAAGATACTAAACGTTCAATTTTGCTCACGAATCAGGAAGATATAAAAGAACTAAAGAAATTTGTAGATGAGCTAAATCTAAACAACATCAATTTTTTACTAAAATTGTTAGATGCTAATGATTCTAGTGATCTTTACAGATTCGTTGACAGTGATGGATCGGTTGTACTGCGATTAACAAAAACTGGGTTATTGCGGTCAGGACAAATCGATAGTTTGCAGTATGGCATTAATGCTATTGATTACTTGAAATCAATTGTTAAGCAATCAGACGATTCAAAGTTGATCAAATTTGAAGACGCTGAAAAAAATATTCTCGGTTATGTTGATAAGTTCGGTAACTGGGTGCTCAATAATATCGATGTTTTAAATGAAATTAATGAGCTTAAGAAATTCAAAAACAAAGCACAGACAGTTACTGCGTTAAAGCAAATTGCTGTTAAAGCTCCTGAAAGTCTTATCCAAATCTACCTTACAGAAATCCCGACACTACCAGGTGAAAAAGGCACTCTAGTATCTGGAAAGGGTGAATTTCATTTCGATGGTCAATCATTTACTTGTTATGTGCAAATGGAAGTGCAAGGTGCTTCAAGTGCTGCTTATGCAAAAAAGAATTGGAACATTGCATTTTTCTCTGATCCAGCATTAACAAAACCACTGACTATCAAAATCGGTGATCTTTTGCCACATGATGAGCTTGTATATAAAGCAAACTGGATTGATCACACCAATATCCGTAATGCGATGTGCTATCGGCTTTGGGAGCAATTTTGTTCAACTCGTACTGGTTATCCACGTCTTGAAGTTGAGACACCTTTGATTGGGAAAAAAGGTAAAGATGCACTTCAAAATGGTGCAAATGGAGTACCGCGTTTGTACTCAGCTTTACTTTATATCAATGATGAGTTTTATGGTCTTGGCTCATTCGGTACAGCGAAAAAACGTGGCAATTACAACATTGCCAAAAACAAGCCAAAGGAAATACTCATTGGGATGGATGGGTGGAATAACATCACAAATCTTGAAGTTACAAATCCTACTTTATATGAGTTAAAGGCTCCAAGCAGTCCAACTATTGAGACTTTTAATGCTATTTCAGGTTGGAATGCTTTTACTCAGTTGAATGATGCCGACTTTGCTCTACAAGCAAATACATATCTCAATAAGCAAAACGCAATTGACTTCATGATATTCGCTGAATTCGTCAAATGTAGAGACGTTGTGAGTGTTAATTCTGTAAAAAATTTGCAATTTATAAGTTATGACGGCAAAAGATTTATGTTCATGCCTTACGACATGGACACTGTGATTGGTCTGGAGTGGACAGGTGAAGTTGTATATGACGATACAACAGGCTCCCAAACAATGGATAATTCACAAACCTCATTCTGGCGCAAAGTCAAAAAAACTTATAACTCAGAAATCGAAGCTCGTTACAAACAGCTTAGAGATTTAAAGATCATCTCTGTAGATAACATCTATAACTTATCGACTGATCTTTTGTTGAAATATCCGATCAGTCTTTATGATCTTGAGTTAAATCGCTGGCCCGCACGTCCTTCACTTAACATCACGAGCTTAGAACAAATTCTGACGTGGACAAAAAAACGTATTCAGTTCTTAGACACATTTTTTAACTATACAGCTTGAGCGCAGGAGTGAGCAGCTATGTCATGCACAGTACTTAGATCAACGAATACTGTTGATCAGTCAGTAAATGTTTTTCCACCAAACGGATATGTGAGTGTTGTTCGTATTGTCCGTAACTATGATGTTGAAAATGGCAATGTTTTTAAATTTAGATCGGATGCACAAAAATACTTTAAAGCGGTAGGTGGCACAATTACTTGTCCTGCATTGGGTGTGATTGACCCAGTGACAGAGATCACTCTCAACCCAAGTAGAGATATCTTTTTCAAACTTGATGAAGGACGTGAATTTGCGTACTTAGCATGGAAAGATGCAGATCGTATTATGGGTGTAAGCAATGATGATGGCGGTACTTTTTATGGCGCATTTGCTGATTATTCCCTGGGTCTTCACGCTGCAGATGTTGTAAGCATTAATGGTATTTGCATCTCTAATGGAAATTTTAATCAACGTGTCAATACATGGGATGTTTCTGAAGTAGTTGATGCAGGTTTTACTTTTGCAGAAGCAATAAATTTTGATCGAGAAATCAACTGGTATGCACCGAAACTTCAATGGATGAACAACTTTCTTTTTAATGCGAAGAAATTCAATAAAGATATTACGTTAAGAGCAGCTAAGCCCAAATCGATGCTTGCTTTTTTGAGCGGGGCTATATCATTTAATTCTAAGCTAAATATAGATACTTCAGAATGTACTGATTTTGGCTCTATGTTCGCTAGTTGTCCTAAATTCAATCAATCAATTTCTAATCTGAATTTTAAGAGTGCTTTAAGTATAGATAACCTTTTTTACGGAGCTAAAGAGTTTAATCAACCACTCGATTTTGGGAATATGCTCCAGTTGACTCAAGCTAACTATGTGTTTGCTGAAAGTAATTTCAATAACACGATTAAATTCAATGCTCCTAACTTGCTTAGTGTGTCAGGATGGTTTTCAAATAATACGAAATTCAATAGTAGGATCACTGTAGGGTTCGGCAATGTAACCTCTATGGCATTCATGTTTTGGTATGCATCATCATTCAATCAACCGATCAACGATTGGGATATTCGAAAAGTAGAAAGCTTCGTAGGGTTTTTGACGGGCGCCACTTCTTTTAATCAAGATTTATCTTCTTGGCCTTCAAAATTCAATGTTAATGCAGTGATTGAAGGTGTATCTGTTGCGCCGAACTGGTCGACTGAAAACTATGACAAATATTTAAATGCCTTGTGGCTAGATGTTGGAACAACTCGTAAAAACGAATGGCAGAATAGTCTTGGGCCACGAACTGTGCTTGCTTCTGTTAAGCGTTCAGCAGCGAGTCAAGCAGCTGTCAGTGGGTTGGTTGGTGAGGGATGGACAATTGTTGATGGAGGTCAAGCTTGATGGACGTTAAAACATACACAATGACTGATGGTCAATATTTTAAAGTCATTAATAAAAGTACTGGTGCAGTTATCACATACGGTGAATTAACTGAATCAAATCAATTGGTAACTATTCATAAAGTTGAATTTATCTCTGAAGAAAAATATGAGTCTGAGCGACCACGAATTGAACCGAATTCGGGTATGCAAAAAGTATCTGGAGAAGCACTATGACCATTCAAACAACGCTCGATACCATCGCTCCACTTGGGCATACAATCATTGCTGTATCAGCACCTCCAGCAGCTGGAGCTGACACGACAGCATGGATCGACCACTTAACCTCAGTCAGTGATTCAATTGAGCAACGTCCTGCGATTCTCGTTGTACCGTTCTCAAAGATTGAAGCAGCTGAGGCTTTTGCAGATCAAGTACCTGTTAAATCATCTTATCGTGTAATCTGCCCTTGCTATCATGGTGCTACAGGTCAAGAACCTGAAATTGCAGCAGCAATCGCAGCAGTTTTAGCTGATTCTAACGACCCGGCATTGCCATTCAATGGTGTCAACTTAGGTGGTCTTACACCTGTTGCTGATGAGTTCAAGCTTACGTTTGAACGTATGGAAGCAGCAATGAATAAAGGCGTTTGTATGATCGAAACGGGTGCAGACGGTAAACCGGAAATTGTACGTGCCATTTCGACTTATCGTATGAATCCGGATTCTGGTGAGTCTGACGATCTTATGCTTGATATTAACTGTGTATTGATTGTTGACTACACACGTAAAGTCGTGCGTCAGGACCTTAAAAAAGAACGTCGTCGTAAAAACACGGCTGCTCAACGCCGCAATATTAAATCTATTATTTCAGCCCGTTTGATTCAGCTTGAAGATGCTGAGATTCTTGAAAATGTGCGTGAAAGTCTAGATGAGATTGTTGTGACTCCGGATGCAACAGATCAGTACCGTGTTAATGTGAAAGCCCCAACTCATTTAGTACGTGGTATGCATGTCATTGGGACTACGCTTGATATCTATTGATTCACCTAGATCAGATCATACAAGACCGCTTAGTGCGGTCTTTTTTATTATTAGGCGGAAGTATTTCCGCCTGATTTTATTTAAATAGTTATTTGACAATGGGTCATCTTAAAAAAGAGTGTTGAACAATGTCTGAAGATGCAGTTGGTGCAATCGTCATGAGCTTTAACGGGCTGGATTATGACGTTGCTCGTTTTACATCATCAATTACTACGGGCAATCGCCCAGTCCCAACAATGAACCGAAAACAACGGGTGAAGTATAAATCAAAAGGAATCACAACCTATCAGTTGACGGCCTCAGTTGTAATTCCGGATGGTAAAGATACAGTCAATTGGTTGGCTGTTGAAGATGGACGTCTTTCTGTTGAATCACCGGATGGCAAATACCGCGAAACGTTTATTGACTGTAATGTACAAACAGTGAGTAAGTCATACAACGTGGATGGTGAAACCATGCGTGACATAGAAATGTTCTGCTTAGATTATCTTGATGAGACAGTGTAAAAATGGAAAGAATTTTTGTAGATGGTAATTTGCCTGTAGCCATTGAACTTAAACAGGCAAAGAAAACAATCAAATGCACAAAATACGTGATGTCTTCATTAACCGCCCTTGAATACGTTGAAGCTCAAGCGAAGATTACTGGTCTGCAATACATTGCTATTTCAGATATTGTCGCGATGATTAAGTTAGTTGATGAGGCTGGTAATCAATATGAACCTACATATGAAGATATTGCCCAAACTTCATCGTTCAATCTCATCCATTTCAATGAGAAAAAAGCAGAACTGGAAGCAAAGGTCAAAGCCGCGAATTAATTGGGCGCGTTCAGTTAATTAGAGCATTGATGGCCATTGGTATCCCATATGCAGATGCAATTAATTTGCCTCTGCATATTGCAATGGCTTTCCTTGGTGCTACGCGGCCTTTACCTCGTCAAGTGGAATCTGCACCTTCAGAAACACCACAAGCGCCACCAAAATCGTCCGTCACAACCCATACTCAAACAAATGGGAACAGCTCTACAGTGACAAAAACATATGTGACTAGTGTTCGCAAACATTCAAAATCAAAGGGCTAAACTATGAGCGGAAGCAATTCTACTGTTTCTCTTACATTGCAGATTCGGGGTCAACAAGCTGCACAAGAGATGAAGCGCATCTCTGATCAGCAAGTTCAGGCCACGACTAAAATTAATACGCAATGGACCCAGATTGGTTCTGCTCAAGCCAAATTTGTTAATACTGCAAGAGCTGGTACACGGGAGACTTTGAATACTGCCCGTGCTGGGGATCAATTATTACGTACCAATAAGTTGCTTGAAGGTGTTCTACGTCAGCAAGGTGCCTTATTAAAACAACAGGTGGGTTCAGCTCAACAGCTGGCGAACTGGACAAAACAGGTTGAACAATCAAGCAAACGTACTCATCAATCAACCCAACAGACTATGTCACTTTGGCAGAAAGGTACTGCTGTTACAGGCGGTACTATTGCTGGTGGCATGTACTTTTCTAATGCTTTACAGAAGCCACGTGATTATGATCAACAACTAACCTACATTGCTGCAACTGCCACTGGTGGTCAAGGTATGACACCTGAAGCACGACTTGCTGCGCGGGGCCAGTTAAATGAATACATTAAAGCGGCTGTCCGAGGTGGTGGTGGAACGCGTGAAGACGCAGCTGAAGCAGCAAACACCTTGATTGCGTCAGGTAAATACGAACTTAATAATGTTGCTCCAGCATTGAATACCGCAGTTAAAACAGCTTTTGCAACGGGCGCGATGGCAACGGATGCTGCTACGCTCACTACACGTATGCAAGACTTTGGTATCACTGATTTGCAACGCGGACATGATATAGCAGTACGTGGTGGTCAACTTGGCAGTTTTGAATATAAAGATATGTCCAAATGGCTAGCACAACAAATGGCTGCTGCCAGTGCTGTAGGTTATAGCGGTGAAAAAGGCTTAGTTGAACTTGTTGCAATGAACCAAGTTGCCATGAAAACAGCAGGTACTGCCGATGAAGCTGGTAACAACGTAGTCAACTTACTTGCAAAGTTATCAAGCCGTGAATTTAGTAAATCTATTAGTGATGCAGTTATTGCACAATCAGGTGATCCGACAAAATCGGATGGTAAGAAAAAGCCAAAACAGGTCTTTGACTGGAATACATATGCTATTCAACAACGTGAACAAGGAGTCTATGGCGTTGAAGCTTTTGTAAAATTATTGGAGAGACAGCTTGCTGGAAATGCCCAATATACAAAGCTTCAGAAACAGGCTGCGTCTTCCAATTCAGTAACACGCAAAGCTGCTTTGGAAGATATGAGTAACATCGCTATGGGTTCAGAAATCGGCAATATCATTGCAGATCGGCAAGCACTTATGGCTGCTTTAAGTGTTGTTTATAACAAAGACACGTTAAACGATTTAAGAAAGCAGTTACCCAATGCATCGGGAACAGTAGCGGCTGACTTTGATATGGTAAGCAGAACAGAATGGGCTAAAGATCAGGCAATGAATCAGGAAAAATTGTTTGCTCAATCCAAAGCTTATGATGCTATTTCGGAGTCTTTAGGCGGTTTAAAAGACACAATTACTAAAAGTGCAGCAGAAAATGAAAACTTAGCTGGTGTAACTTATGGTGCAGCTGTGGCAGTTGGAGGTCTTGCATTAGCAGCTGGTGCTGCGGCTTTCACGCTCAAAACTATGGGAGGTATTAAGACTCCAGATTTGCCCTCAACCACTGGTGGTTTAGCATCTAAGGCTTCAAATGCAGCGAAAACAGCTGGTCTTGTTGGAGCAGCTTATACGGGGTATCAAATTTTTAAACCTATTGATGATGCTGGATACAGTATGGTCAGTGATCTCTTAGCAAAAGTTGGTATTGGTTCAGGAGGTGAACGTCCTGACTTTGTTCAACAAGCCATTGAGCAAAGCAAAGCCCAGCAAGCTTCAGCTGAAGAAAAAAGTAGCCAATTAATTGCTGAACAGCAGAAGCAAAATCAATTGAGTCAAGAGATGATCAATAAGATTAATACATTAATTAATGTCACCGGGCAAAACAAAACTATTAATTTTAGTGGTGGCCTATTGGGAGCGATTTCTGAAAATGCAGCTGCTGAAGAAAAACGCCACGGTGCTTCAAATGTTCCTTTTTACCTACAACGGCACTAAATTAAGCGGAAGCGTTTCCGCCTGATATAAAAGTCTGGTATTTCACATCATAACCTCACAATAGTGAGGTTATTTTTTCATGGGCTGGGATACAGATTTACAAGATGCAAGTTTTCGTGGTGTGCAGTTTGAATGCACATCCACCAAAGATACTGCGCCTAAAACTCTAGCTATCAAGCAGGCTCCATATTCAGATGAAGCTGAAATTGAAGATATGGGCAATGACCCACGACGAATTTCAATACAAGCGGTTTTTACTGGACCTGACTATTTAACTTGGGTTAATGCTTTAGAAGCAGCATTAAGTGCGACTGGTCCGGGTGAACTCATACATCCTGTCTTTGGTGTACAGCAAGTTCAAGTTGTTAATCATGAAATTGATCATGAGGCAACAACACCTGACTTCTGTACGATGTCCATTGAGTTTATCAAGGCAAAAGCTGAAAAACGTGAGCTGTTTGTACCTGTTGCTGTTCCTGAGAAAATTGCTACCACAACAATTATTGATGCTCCAGCTTCAGCATTGGAAAGTGCGCTAGAAAAACTCAAAATTGGCGACACTGATAAGTTATTTAATACAGTTAATACGATTCGCAACGGTATCGATCAGGCACGTAATTATTTAGGTGTTGCAAAACAAGCAATTGAGGATGTTTTATCACCTGCCGATTGGATTGTTGGGTTGGTTGATGACGTCACCAAGCTTGTGACCTTTGATACCAATATTTCAGCTTTATCGAAATGGCGTGATGTTGTTCATCGAGTTGAGCGTTTTGAAAACCTTTTTCAAAATGATGATACCTCTCCGGAGTTACAACGAGTTTGGCGCTCAACACTTGCTGCTAGTCAAGTGGCTATTGCACAGCAAGTTGTTGCAACTACACGTACAGAAATGGCAAACAACCAAGAAATCAGCTTTACCCCAGTTGATTTGGCTCTTGTACGAAAAAAAACACGAGAAGTACTTCAGCAAGCTATCCGTGAAGAACGAGCTATTAATACCTTTGAAAGCATCACACAAATTCAGGTCTATAAAGACGTTGCTGCCCAGATTCAGGATCAAATCCAAGAACTCATTGAAACACGTCCACCCATCACTAAAACACAAGTACCAGTGCCTTGCACCCTGCATTGGTTAGCACACTATTTATATGGTGATATGCGTCGTGCAGAAGAAATTCGTCGTTTAAACCCTGATTTGATTAACCCTGCTGCATTGCAGGTTGGCATGGAGCTAACCATCTATGCAAGATAATCAGGGTAATGAAATTCGCCTAGTGATTGCTGGCCTTGAAGCTAAAGGCTGGGATCAGGTTGAAATTGACAGTCAGATTGATACACCAGCAGAAAACTGGAGCTTTACGCTATTTGAAACTGGTGGGCAAGCCTTAAATCCTGCCATTAAAGGTGGTGCAAAAGTACAAGCTTATTATTCTAATCAACTCATTTTAACTGCTGTTGCAGATCGTATTTCTGAAGCTGTAAGCCGTGAGGGCTATGGCCTGCAAGTTTCTGGCCGTGACCTCGTTGGACAATTAATTGATTGTTCTGTGCCTATTTTTAATGGCCGCCAGATCACACTTGAAGAGTTGGTAGGTCGCTATGTATTAGGCGGTGACTTAGGTTCACTGTTTCAAGATGTTCGTATTCAGGATAATGCATGGTTAAAGAATAAAGTCTCTGTTGAGCCGGGTGAATCACTATGGGATTCATTGACCAAGGCAGCACAAATCACTGGACAACATGTCTGGCTTGATCCAGATGGGACTTTACAAATCGGTGACCCTTTTGCAAACCCATATCATGTGCAAACCCCATTGCGCCTGATGCGTCCTTTAAACAACAGCAATAACGTTTTAAGTCTTCAGTATGACAACGATGTTTCTAATGTCTTTAGCCATATCAAGGTTTTGAGCCAAGACGGCAACGCAAACTCAATATTATCTGAAACCACAGCTCAAACACAGTATGCCTATAACCGCTTGAAAATGGTCACTTTGGGCGATGTGGAAACTGAAGCTGAAGCAAATGCAGCATTAGAAAAAATCAAAAAAGACAATGATCTTGAAGCACACACACTAACCGCAACGGTTTCAGGCTGGATGATCGACGGAAAGCTATGGTCAACAGGCTGGTACATCAATTTAGAAACCAATGTTTTATCAAGAGCGACAGCCAAATGGGCTGTGTATGGTCGCACGTTTCAGCTTGACCGTAAGAATGGCAAAACAACAAAACTTCTTCTGAAGCGTCAAGGCGATTGGGCAAATCCATTGGTACTGAAGGAGAAAAAATCATGATGAAAGCTGTAGCAGCCCAGATAAATAAGGCAATGAAACAAATCCGACAACCACTGTTCGCCCTGGTCGCACGTGGTTGTTCAAAAGTATTGCAGTTAAAGGGCTTTGCTGATGAAACCTTGCAAGAAGTAGAGCTTTTTCAGCAAGTCGGCTTTAACTCACACATTCCTGAAGGTGCACGCGTTGTAGTTATTCCATTGCATGGAAAAACATCACGTTCAATTGTTATTGCAACGACTGGTGGAGCTGTTGTCGTCAACGTAGGTGAAGGTGAAACAGTAGTTTATGACCAGTTCGGGCACAGCCTTTTGCTTAAAGAAGATGGTACGCATATCACTGCTGGTGACCTTTTTATTGATGAGGGCAATTTGCATGTGAATGGCAATGTCTTTGATCAGAAAGGCTCAATGCAGGAAATGCGTGACATTTATAACCAACACAAAAACGGTAATACACCAACTCCACTTCCACAAATGTAGGTGAATCATGGCGAATATTGATTTAAAAACGAAAGATTATGTGTTGATGAGCCTAGATGCTGCCTTCAGTAAAAATGAGGTACAAGCAATTTGTCAGCGTTTAAATATCCACCGCAATAAGTATTGGGCAAATCCTAAGATTGGTAGCCGTTTTTATACTTTGAGACGTTCAAAAGATGTAACCCGTACAATTCAAACAGTTAAGCAATATGCTGAAGAAGCCTTAGAAGGCTTGGTGCCAAATCGATTTGCTTCAATTTTGGTAAATGCTATTCAGACAGTTAAAAGTCAGGTGGACCTAAATATTGAAGTTACACAGCTATCTGGTCAGAAACAAACAATCCTTTATTTTGTTAAGGTTGGAGGCTAAACAATGGCATATCCGATCAAGACATTTGACCAATTACGCTCTGACATTATTCAGGAAATCCAAAATTTAACTGGATTAACTCTAGATGATGAAGATGATGCAGCCATTCGCGCAGATGGTGAAGCTGCTGTAGTTGAGGGCCTTTATCATCATCAAAGTTATATTCAAAAACAGCTATTTGTTGCTACAGCTGATGAGCCTTTCCTTTATATACATGCAAAACGCTTGGAATGTCCGCGTAATGGTGGCTCTAAGGCTTCAGGACGAGTCAAAGCAACATCAAACACTGCGGTCACTATTCCAGCTGGAACAAAAGTCACGGATGGTAAAGGTCATTACTGGCTAACTTTATATAAAGAAACACTTACAGCAAATAAGCCTAAAGAAATTCAAGTCATTGCTGAGTTTGAAGGTGTGAGCTGGAATTTCGACGGTGAGCAGCTGCTTTGGGTTAGTCCGTTGCCGGGTGTAGCTGCACAAGTGGAGGTAATTGAAATATCTGCTGGTGTTGATGTTGAAGATGTTGAAGCTTGGCGCCAACGGATGATGGATAAAGAGGCTTTAGGTCTTATTCGTGATCGTGAAGCTGATCTTCGACGCATCGTAAAAGATGTGCCCGGTGTAGCGGATGTTTTTATTTTTCCGAAACGTCGTGGCCTTGGTTCTTTAGATGTTGCAATCACAGCAGCTGGTAATCCCCCTAACTCCCCAAGCTCTGCAATTTTAGCTTTAGTACAAACGGCTTTAGAAGAATATTCAGGTTTTTGGGGTGACGTAAGAGCTTATGCACCAACAAAAGAGTATTTGAATATCACTGCACTGGTAACAGGTAGTGTGAGTCAAACTGATGTTGAAAAAGTCATTCGTGACTATGTTGGATTGTTAAAGCCGGGAGAAACTTTTGTTGCTTCTACTCTTGTTAGTCAAATTAGAGCATTGCCGGGTGTGACAGATGTTCAGCTTACACCAGCAACAAATCAGGCACCTACTTTAAATGTGTTTTTGACTGGTTGGCTCCGGATCGGTACTTTAACGGTGACTATGTTATGACCTTTGAGCAAACAGTAGAGCTTTATGCTTCAGTACTTCGTCAATTACTGCCAGCAGGCGGCTATGACACTTCACCCAAAAGTGTTGTCGCAAAAGATGTATACGCTCATGCAAGAGTACTTGCACAAGCTGATGTTGATGCAAAACGTATTTTGACCACGTTAGAGAAGATTCCAGAAGAATTATTAAGTGAATATGAAGCGGCTCTAGGTCTACCGCTGAAATGTACTGTGAATAAAACCAAAACAATTGAAGAACGTCTTCAGATAATCCAATGGATTCAACAGACAAAGAATGTTTTAAACCGTACTTATCTTGAGGGCTTACTTGGCTTATTTAGCATTAAGTTAGTTGATTTAATACGCTACAGACCAATGCAATGTATAGCTTCATGCAACTCACCAATCAACACAGAAAACCTGCGGTTCAAAGTCAAATTGATCTTAAAAGCCCCGGTGCAAGCTGATATGGCATGCATCATTCAAAACTACTTACCAGCTTATTTACGTTATGACATTAAGGAGCAATCATGAAGCGGATCGATAGTGTAAATGCGCGACCTGACATGTTTGGTACAGGAAAAAAAGGTTTCCATTCAAATGAAGATGTTCCCGGACAAGATGCAACTTATCTCACACCTGAATGGTGCAATATGGTTCAGGAAGAGATTGCAAACGTACTTGAGAAGCATGGAGTTGTTTTAAACCCAAATAATCGACAGCAGCTCTATGAATTATTAGCAACTTATCCAGACCTAGAAAACCTCGCAGCAGCAATTGAAGCTCGCTTTGCTGCTGAAGCTGCCTTTAATAAAAACGCACGTAATGAGCTACAAGCTCAGATTACTGCATTACTCAATTATGTTTCATATCCAAGAATCCTTGCTTCAGGTGTGTTTTATTACAATGGCGGCGAAGGTGGCGGTACGGTAACGATGATTGGTGGTACAGATGGCTGGATTGCTGATAATGACAAGATTAAAGCACCTGACATCTATAATCTAACAGATCGTAATATTGGTATATTTTTAAGCCCTGAAGCAGCCAATGAAGCACCTTCATTTGACCGTGATATAAATAGCTTTAAACCAAAGATTTATAATCGTTCAGGTACAAACCGTATTGGTTATTCTGGTCAGGTAAGTTTCCAAGTACTCCAACATAAGAATCCTAATAGTACAACTGTTGATGGCGATTATCCGGCTGGTTTATATAGTTTCGTTCTACAACCGGGTGAAACGAAGCTCTTTACACTGATCGGTGCTGGAGGTGGCGGTGGTGCATCACGTCGATCTAATAACTCTTCATATCCTTTAAGCAATGGGCAAGCTGGTGCTGATCTATTGCTTAAAGTTAACGGGGAAAACATTGCTGTTGTTCACGGTGGCGGTGGTGGCACCCAAGGCGTATGGAGTAACGGTTCAGCTTATGATAATGGGCAAGCTGGTGCTGTTGGTGCTGTAGACATTATTGGTGCATTTGACTCAACGACAATCACTCATGGTAAAGTAGGCAATGCAACCAAGGAAGACCACACAGGTGGTGCATCTGTAAGTCCTATTGCTCTATTTGGTAAAGGTGGTGATGGTGCTATGGGAATTGGAGATGAAGGTTGGTCATTTGGTGGTGGCGGTGCATCAGGCTCTGTTCTTGTGGCTCAATACACTAATAATAGTACAACAAATCAAACAATCACTCTGGTTGTTGGTCGTGGTGGTGCTGGTGGACAGAAAGGTGGCTATGATTCAGATATCGTAGGTAGTAACGGAACAGATGGATTTGCACGAGTTGCTAGTGTTTAA